GCCCTGGCGAAACCTACTTCTACTGTGCCCCCACCTACCGCATGGCAAAAGACATTGCCTGGAAAGAAATCAAAAAACTCATCCCACCCCAATGGATTCACGCAAAAAACGAAACCGACTTAAAAATCGAGCTAGTGAATGGATCGCTAATCGAACTCAAGGGAACTGAAAACGCAACCACCCTCCGAGGCCGAAGCCTCGCTGGAGTAGTACTTGACGAAGCAGCCTTCATGGATTCCGATGTCTGGTTTCAAGTAATCAGACCAGCCCTCGCAGACAAACAAGGTTGGGCACTATTCATTTCCACACCAGATGGCACAGCCTCATGGTTCTATGATTTATGGTGCTACGTTCCAGAAGATGAAAGCGGAGATTGGAAACGCTGGAGCTTCACCACCATAGACGGGGGTAA